TGTTGTGCGCCGTTAGCAATAGCCATGGTAATTACCTCGCTTCAGTATAGGTTTGAAATGATACGGACACCGGCACAAAGTGCCAAGCATCATCAAAGATTGCGGGCGCAATAGATACAGACCGAATCCGCACGTTCACGCCATTATAGGTGGCAACAGTACCACGTTTGAAGTGGTCGGCAACGCTGTCCACCAGACTGCTTCGACCTGAGCCAACTTTGTAAACAACATCTATCTGGTAAATGCCGTTTGTCTCGTCTAGACCCTCTGAGCCTAATCCGCTTTGCAGGGTTTCTGCGGGTAAAAAAGCAGGGCGCAAATACGTCGTGCCACCCGTAGGCTCATACTCGATATTAGGCCAAGCAATAGGCGGGCTACCGGCAATGGATGCCAGTCGCGTGTCTAATGCGGCCTGTATGTCGTTGAAGTATGTGCTCATTTTTTATTCGCTTTTGCCAACATAGATTGTACAGCCATGAGGTTGATACGCAACATCCCGTTAGGGGCTTGCTTGCTGTAACCGTACTCCAATCGCCGAGCGTAAGGCAAATTGTTCGTCAGGTAAAACGTCTGCCCCATTTCAATATTGGCAATGACCTTATCAGCAAGGTCGGCGGTGTTTGCGCCATCCTTAGACTTGTCTTTGCGCTGCAACTTACCCCCCTTTGGCGAGCCGAATGACGCTTGCCAGTTACCGCGAAACCTGCCGGTGTCCACCGGGCTTGCTTTGATTATCAAGCGCGTCAGGTCAAGCAATATGGCGCGCACGGTTATTTCCGTATAACCCTTGAGGTTTAGCGTGGCCTTGTCTAAGTCTTTGGCGAAACTCATTTGCGTATTTGCAGGTTGCAAGCCACCACCACGTCGGATGGCTTAATCTCGGATACGCTTATCACGCGGAATGTCTCGCTCGCAATAGATACGGTGTCGCCTACTTCATAGGCATGGCCTTCGGCTAACAGGCGGCGGTCGTTCTGCTCAATGCTTTGCGCTGCTCGCTCGGTTGTCGTGTAGTCAAAGACGCAAGCGTATTTATCAAAGGTCGCCGTCGTTTGGCTTGTCGTGCCCGTAGCTGGCGAGTAAGCGCCATTTGTTGTACGGGTGAAAGTATATTGCTTGCCGAACTTTTGAAGTAAGGCGGTCGCATTACCAGCTAACAGCGAGTAGTTATACACGGCTGACCATTCCTACGGGTTGAATAATCTTACTCAGCGCAAACGTGAGCGCCGGTGTGACGGTGCGGTTTTCCGCGTTGTCAGCGTACACCACCGAAATATCACCAATGCTCTCGGACTTAGTCTTGCGGCTTTCCACCTCGAACTGACTGTAACCGTCGGCCTGTACCTTAGTGGCCTCGTAGGTCGCCGTCTTGACCTCTTTAGGTATCTCGGTTGCGTCAGCGTAATAGCCGTCAATCAGCGCTTCGGTGCGAGGCCATTGCAAGAACTGGTTTTCGTTGGCCTTGTTGCCAATGTATGCGATGCGCTCTAGGTAATCCATCGCACGCAATATTTGTTGCTCGACTGTGGTGTCATCGGCTGAGTAAGTCAGGCCGCGTGCGTCTGCCCATGCTTTGTATTCGGCAAGGGTTATATAACTGTTTGCGTTGGCTACCAGCGAACCGTCTTCCACAATCAAAGCCATGATTTAAGCCTTCTTATAGCCACCAAGGGCATAGTTTGCTACTTCGTCAGGGTGTACGTCAGCGGTCTTGCCGTCATCGCGCACCATCTTTACCGTCTTTACTTTTTCGGCGGCTTTGGCATTGGTTTGGCTGGCTTGGCTGGTTTCTTCTTGTACTGCTTGAGTGCTTTCGGCATTTTTCTTTCCTCGCATAATCAATCCTAATAAAAGGGGAACCCCCCGAAAGAGGCTCCCCATTTGGTTTAGCCCAACAGCACGGCGATGTGCTCTGGCTTCCATGCCTTGACGCCCCAAGATGCGGCGACTTCAATCATGGTCTTACGGTAGCCTTTGTAGACTCGGACTTCAAACACCATGCCGGTGAATGGGTCTTGAATCAACATAGCGTCCGTAGCGGTGTCGCCACCATCGGGTACAGCAGGAGCGCGCATAGCGATTTCCAGCGCGGTGCGGTGGAATGCCACGTTAGCTGCGTAGCTGTTGCCAACGGTGATAGCGGCGTCGTTAGCCAACGCGATGCGTGAGCCGGGAGCGCCGATTGCGAAAGAACCACCTGAAAGCGCCGTATTCACAACGTACTTGTTGGTGTCACCGTTAAAGGTTACAACGTCACCAGCGATGATGGTGCCTGTGCCGCCGTCAGCAGCGATGACGGTATCACCGATTGCGTGGCCAGCGTCGTTCACCAAGTAGCTTGCGCCCGTACCTTTGGTGTGTGACTGCGTTTGGGCAGACTCTTTAACCATCAAGCCTTGCAGGTCAAGCAAAACGCCTTGACGCAACATATCGACACCACCAGCTTCGTTAGCCTTTTGCAACTGAGCCAACTGACGCAGGTTTGTGCCAGCCAACGTGCCCAAGACCATAGAGGCTTGACCGTCGTTGCTAGGCATACCGTTGTCAACCAGAATCTGGCGAATCTCAGCGACTTCGCTAAAGTTAGAACCGAAAGGCGTAGTGCCAGCAGTACCAAAAGCGCGTGATGCGTTTGTGTAAGCCTCGGTAGCCAAGTCAGCTTCCATCTCGTTAGCCAGCGTACGCATGGCTTGCTTGATTTGGTCGCCGTAGACGGTCTCAAAGCCGATACCGTTGTTCAGGTGACGCACATCCTCGCCCGTGTAAGGGATTTGCACAGCGCGAGCCTTGCTGATAACCAATGTCTTGTTATCAACCGTCTGGTCTGTACCTTCAGGGATAGTCATTGACTCAGCCACGTTTACAGCGGTAGCTGCGCGTGTGAATGAGGCACGGACATTGTCACCCTTGGCGGCACGCTCGGAGCCGTTGGCGTTAATGGTAGCTGATGGGATGAAGCCGACTAACTCGCGGCCTACTACGTCAGCGGCTTTATAAATGTCCGCTGCAAGGTTGTCTAATACGTTTGCCATTGTGAAGTTCCTTTGAAAATGGTCAATCTGAAATTACTTTACCGCCATCTTTAACGAATTTGGCGCGTTCTGATTGTGCCATAACGTCAAAGTCTGAGCGACTAACTTGTTTTCGACCACCATCGGCTCTGCCTTGTGACCGTGTAGCTCCGCTACCGTTTGCCTGTGACCCGTCCACTAGGAACGGGTACGCAGTTTTGATTGTAGCAGTCAAGTCATCCAAAGTGGAAACTGTTAATTGACCGCTATCATCTAAAACTTTAATACCATCGTCGGTCAATGTCAACCGAGCGCTGATTTGTTGTTCGAGCAAATTTGCCCGCGCTGTATCTTTCGTAAGGCCAGCGGCAATTTTGGCGGCGGTCGTTTTAATCTGCCCGCGTTTGATGTTGGTGTTTAACTCCTCCATCTTTGCCTTTAGCTGGTCGGCCTCGTTCTTTTGCGCCTCGAATAACTGTTTGTAGTCATTACTTGCTTTGGCCTTTTCTTCGGCCTCGGCTTTGGCTAGGTTGGCGGCTTCGTCTCGCTCGCGTTGTACCCGCTTTTTCTCAGCAAGTAGTTCGTCATTCTTCGACTTCAAGCCGGTAATGCTTGCCTCGATTTGCGCTTGCGTGTGTGCGGTTACGGCTTCGGCAATTTGCGCCTTCACCGTTTCGTCTAGTTCGATGTCTTTAAGGAAGTCCATTTATTTACCTCTGGTACAAATGTTGTGGCTCTGCCACGTTTACAAACCCGCGTCCTCAAAGGCTTGCGGTTCTAATCGGCGCAACTCGTCAAGAGTCAAGGTCTTACCCCGACTATCAACGAATCGCCCAATGCTCAAATCACCGTTGCGGAATAGCTTTCCACGCGATGCTCCTAAAACTGTGTCCTGAAAACTAGCTGGCTGGCGCTTTAGCCATTGCTCGTATGTCGTGGTCGCCGGGACTTGCTTTGCGCCTTGTGCGCCGACTGATGGTCGCTGCCCTTTTAATCCGCTAATGGGGCTGATTTTAGGGTCAACGATTGGCACGATAGTGCTACGGCAACCAAAGTGCGCGGGAGGCTTCGGGCTTTCCGGTGCGAACGGGTAGATAAGGCCGTCACGGTTCATGCAAATCAAACTGGTGCGTGCGTCTAGCGTAGACACCCACTCGTAGCCGGTAAATAGGTCTTTGTTGTCGCGCATCACCACGTCGCGGGCTTGCACCGATACATGGTTTGCCACCGTGCGGACAATCGTTGCGGCCTGTGACTTTTGTATAGGCGCAAGGTTCTTTATCGCCGTTTGTATCGTGCCATTGGTATCACCTAGTGCTACCCCGTCGCGCACCGTTTGCACAATCTGCTCTGACTTCTTCCTGCCAAACATCTTTAACGCGTCGCGTATCGTGTAGCCGTCTTGGTTAGGCGCAAGGTTCATTATCGACGTGAATATGCTGGCCTCTAGTTGCGCCATCGCGGGTAGCACCGTGGTCGTGCGTATCGTGTTGTCAAACATCCGCTTGCTGAACTCGGCCTCGTACTCGGCAAAGTCAATCGCTTCTTCGATTATCTTGTCGGCTAGGTCGCCGTTCAACTGGTCGATAAGTAGGCGCAAGTCCATTAGCAATTCTTGTTGCCTAGCGCGAGACAAGGCCGTTAGGTTGCCGCCGGATATGCGGTTGGCTACTTGCTCAATCAGCGAATCGATTGCCTCGATAGCTTCTTTTTCTCTGCCCGCAGCGTATAGCTGGACAAATACTTGGTGGCGCGTTGCCGCGTCGATTAAAGCCGTGTTGGTTGACATTAAATAAGTGGGTTAGCGGTTCCGCGTTCTTCACGCACGGCCTCTAAGGTGCGCTCAGGGTCTACAACGCCAGCGCTTTGCAATCGGTCGAATATATCCTGCTCGCCAATAATGTCCCTGTCCATAAGCGTGACCATAGACATAATCAACTGCGGGTCAACCGACTTGTCGTAGAACTCGCTGTTAATGTCGAACTCAATATCTTCTGGTGCGACGCCCATAAACTCGCCTACCCATTGCAAGCAAATCTCGATGCCCTCGGACAGGTTGCCCACCAAGTCACCCAGCACGCTATTCTCGGATGCAAAGCGAATACGCGCACCCTCGGCGGTTTCGTTGCCAGCGCGGTCGGTAATGATTCGAGCGCCAATAGCAATCATCGCACCCTCTTTGGCTCGCATGGCCTCCATCACGATTTGGTTGGGGTTGGCTTGCAATAGAGTAGCTGAACCTGAGTCGCCTAAAACGTGACCAGAACGTGAACCCAGCTTGATGCCTTGCGGGTTGTATTGCTTCCATTGCTCCGCGCTTAGGCTGTGCGTAATGAATAGGCTAGGCTGCCCCACTAAGAAACAGGACTCCTCGTAGTCGGCGCTGTTACGGTAGTGCGCCATGTTTACGTCGGCAATGTCTGCCAAAGGCGCTTCGTCAATCGTGCTGTCGTTGTTCTTTGCGCCTACGAACTGGAACGGGATTTCAAACCACTTAGAGCCATCGGCCTTTGTTGGGTAACGCTCCTCGGTGTACGGCTCGTCATCACGGTATATTTGCGTCGTGTAGCCGTCTTCGCGCAAGCGTAGCACGCGGTACTGCACGTCAGCCGTGTGGTCAAACTCATCTTTCTGCACGCTGTAATTCTCGGCGAGCACCACCAGCACCAGCAACCGGCGACCGTTTACGTTATCGGTGCGCCAGTTAATAACTTGCTCGGCTGTGTATGGGATGATGCTTGCTTGCAGGTTAAACGTCTGCACCTGCTCGGCGCTTAGGTTTTCGTCTGTCTCTGGGTAGTCAACCAGAAAGGCCGTGCGACCCGTCTCCAGTAGGTTTGACAACTCATCCTTAGCCAACTGCACCAATGACAGGCCGTCGCCCGTTGCGTCTTGCAACAGATAGCCTAGCTGGTCAGGGATTACAAAGTTCGGCTGTTTGCGAAAGGCTGCGCCTACTAGCGCATTCTTAGTGCGGCCTGTGAAGTTCGTATATACGGCACGCTTGATATATTGCCGGTAGCGGATGGTCTCCGTGCCCTTGGCTTCGTCGCCCGACGTATTGTCAGGGACTGGTAAGTATTGATGCTTTTTCTCTTTAACCGCCCGTGAACCTTTAACCGCGTCACGCGTTCGCGCCCAGACGGGCAAATACTTTTGATATTCGGGGTGCGGATTGCTTACAGCCATAGTCGATTCCTTTGTGCTATTTTAGCCACATTACAATGCAAAGCCAAAATTTACATTTGCCACAGGTCGCACGATTGGCATCTCAAACGCTATCGGATACGTTGTCGCATCGTTTTGGTGGTCAACGCCGCTGCTCTTGTCTGGCTCGCCGTTCTTGTACACCTGTTGCTCAAGGCTTTGCGCCACCGTTGGGCAAGCCCTAGCATTAACAAATAAACGTCCAGCCTCGAACGCGGCATTGGTTGCCATAATTCTATCCCTAACGCTCGGGTTGCGGTTATTCACGCGGACATAAAACCCAGCCGATTCTAGCAAAGATATATCCGACAGGGAAGCGTTGACCGTTTTGCGTGCCTTGCCGCTTGCGTCAGGGTAGATATAAATCTGGTGGTCGGCGTACCGGCCTTTGATAACGTCAATCATCTCAGGCGTGTCGTACATATTGGTCAACTCGTCAACGGCGTGCCATTGGTTGCCACC